ATGAGCCACCTTCCCTCGATAATTACCGATTTAGCTATTATTCTAATCTTCGCTTCTGTCTTTAGTCTAATATGCAAAATGCTTAAGCAGCCTGTTGTCTTAGGCTATATCGTTGCAGGATTCTTAGCCATGCAGTTTCCTTTTGCCTCTCATAAACTTAACACAGAAAACATTAGCACATGGGCAGATATAGGTGTAATCTTCCTATTATTTTCTATGGGACTGGAATTTAGCTTTAAAAAACTACTCAAAGTTGGGAAAGTTGGAGGTCAGGCAATGCTGTTCGAGGCAATAACCCTCTCAATACTTGGTTTTACAATAGGAAAATTAGTTGGCTGGGGCACAACAGATAGCCTTCTTCTTGGAGCAATGCTTATTATGTCTTCAACGGCAATAATAGTCAAAGCCTTTGGAGACCTTGGCTTAAAGAAGGAGCGTTTCACGCAAATAGTCTTTGGCATTCTAATCTTTGAAGACTTATTTGCAATTCTATTAATGGTAATCCTAAGTACCTTGGCAGTAAGCAAGGGTGTTGGAGGAATGGATTTAATATTCTTAGTACTTAAGCTAGTATTCTTTATAGTTATATGGTTTCTTTCTGGAATTTATGTAATACCAACTCTTCTGAAAAGGACAAAGAAATGGTTAAATAGCGAGACATTACTCATTGTTTCTTTGGGGCTTTGTTTTGGCATGGTTGTCTTTGCAACAAGTGTTGGTTTCTCTGCTGCACTAGGTGCCTTCGTTATGGGTTCACTAATGGCAGAGACCTTAGAGCTTGAAAGAATTGAGCATGTCACTCAACCTATAAAGGATTTCTTTGGAGCGATATTCTTTGTATCTGTAGGTATGATGGTCGACCCAAAGATACTTGTGGAGAATTTCTGGACAATAAATATCCTTGCCGCTGCTTCAATATTTGGAAAAACCATATTTACAACAATTGGCGTCAGACTGACAGGGCAGAGTATCAAGACATCGATGCAAACAGGATTCTCTTTAGCACAGATGGGAGAATTTTCATTTATCATAGCCAGCGTTGGGATTGGATTAGGTATAACATCATCATTTGTATATCCAATAGTTATTGCCGTCTCCGTTCTAACAACCTTTACCACACCTTACACAATGAAGCTTGCAATTCCTGCCTTCAACGTCTTAGAGTCTACCCTTCCTAAGAAATGGCTTGATAAGATAAATAAGAATCAAGACAGAAGAGCCGTTCAAAGAACAACTGATTGGGGAGAATTGCTTAGGTCTTATTTTATTTTCCTTTCAATATTCCTATTTATATGTATTGCCATTCTCATTCTTTCATTTGAATATTTATATCCTTTTGCATCAACATTTACCAAGCCAATTATTGGAAAGCTCACCGCTTTAGCAATAACAATTGCGGCCATCTCTCCATTTATTAGAGGGATGATACACAACAGAGGAAAGCAACCTTTTCTATTCCTATCGCTATGGCAACAAGACAGACAAAACAGATTATTTCTAACACTACTAATTGCAATGAGGTATATGATTGCATTCACAATCGTATTCCTAATAATATGGAAATACTTCCATATCCCAGCCTTTATAATATTCTTAATAGCGGCAGTAGTCTTTGGCGTGATATTCCAATCCAAACTCCTGCTTAAACAATATTGGAGGATGGAGTCAAGGTTTGTAAAGAATTTTAACGAGCGTCAGATACAAGAAAAGATAAAAGAATTTGCCGCAAATGGAGATATGGGTGACACATTTCACGAATTAGATAACCTTCACTGGATTGATAGGCATCTCTATCTTACCACTTATACCGTTCAAGAAGGTGGAGAATGTGTGAACAAGACATTGAAAGAGATTAATTTTCGTTCCAAATTCAATGTATTAATCCTTTCAATCCTAAGAAATGGCAAGCAGATAAATTTCCCTGACGGAGACTTTGTACTACTCAAGGGGGACACAATGTTAGTAAGTGGAGGCATAGAACATTTAAAGCGACTAACCTACCATTACCATAACATACATATCAATTTCCAAGACACAAAGACCCTACATCAGTTTGCATCCGAACAATCAGCCGATCCAAACTCCACAATTCGTTGCATGACCTTTATCGTAGACAAATCCTCGGCGTGGGTAGGCAGAAACCTAATGGACTCAAAAGTAGGACAAAAAAGCAAATGCCTAGTAATTGGAGTAGAACGCGACGGAATACCTCGCCTGAATCCTCCATCTCACTACGTCTTCCAAGAAGAAGATATGCTATGGGTAATGGGAGACGAAAAATCCCTATACAAACTCCTCGAAAGCAACCTATTTGAATAGATAAAACATCCCTTAAAAAAAAGATGCCATCTTTCCCCAAATATATGCCATCTTTTCGTTCTAAGATGCCATCTTTATACCCAAAAGATGCCATCTTTTTTCATAGACATAACATTTTCGAAAACAAAAGCAAAATATCAATCAATTAAACTTCATCAAACCCTTTAATGTAAGGTTTCTCTTTTGTTTATCCTTGATTTGTTTACGGAAATCTTTGATTTGTTTGGGGGAATGCTTGATTTAAACTATTTTTTCCTTGATTTAGGTATGCTAGGGTAGCTACCGTAACAGTGCTAGGGTAGCTACCCTAGTGGTGTTAGGGTACCTACCATAATTTATTTAGATGTGCATCTAATTTTTCTTGGGGCTGGAGATTGTTGTTTTGTCTTGGAGCGACAATGTTATATAATCGCCAAAACGAAATGTGCAGCAATTTTTAAACGAAATGTGCAAACCACCAAAACGAAATGTGCCTAAAAATTTGACACACACACAATAAATTTTAAAGGGCGATTAAACCAAATTTAATCGCCCTTTAATTTAAGCAGCCTTATAAATCATTATATCCGTATACCTCGAATCCTTATTAACCATATTCACAACCTCCTTCTTAGTCGCTCCAAAGAAAGGACTGGGCGAATTAAGATGTTCCTCCAACCAGTCGCAAAGCTCCACAATCGAAGACTTACTAGACGTAAAATAAAAGTAAGAAGTGTCTTTAAGCAGCAAAAGCACGTCCAAATAGTCCTTAAGTTTCCAATAAGACTTATACGAAGAGCAATCAGTCGACAGATATGGAGGGTCAATCAAGAACACCACACCAGGGAAATGCCTATACATTGAAAATAGCACTCTATAATCATAGCGCACGACATCCACACCCTCAAGATAACCGTCGACAGAATAATCATTAAGTTTTATCCTATTGTAAAAGGTATCTTTTGTCATCTCATGGAAGTTTGTCGCATACTTCCCACTGAATAGCAATGAAGCCGAAAGCGTAATATAGTCGACATAGCCTGCCTCATCAGCCTGCTTAATTCTTTCTATTATCCTGCCTCTTATAGGCTCTTTAACGGCACCTTTTCGCTCGCAATCGCCTAATATTGCTCTAATATCAGCCAGCAAAGCATTAGTTTTACCAACGTTTCACAACCTCTCCGAAAAGTTATCATAGTCATTATATATAACTCTAGCATCAGGTCTAACCTGCTTAATGCAGTGACTCAATAATCCTGAACCTCCGAATAAATCAACAAATATTGTCGACTCATCAAATTGGTTCAAGCCTTCTCTAAATAGCTTAAGGAAGCCTCTTTTTTGCCCCTGAAAAGGAAGAGGCGATTGAATGTAATTTTTCATCGTTTTTGTTTTTGTGTTTTTAGTTTATGTTTTGTTTCGTATCTTTGCAACCTCTCACAAAATTAATATCAAAAAGAAGTGCGACAACACTTGCAAAGGCTTTACGCCTCTGTCGTAGTGTTGTCGCACTTTAAATTATAAGAGATGTGAGAGTCTCTTATATAAGTCAGGGGCTTTTTTATCTCCCCTTAAAAAATCTCCAGTAAATAATCAATCCCAAAGGAACAAAAAACCACAGGAGATTAAACCATTTATTAGAACTTGCAGTCTCCTTAGTTTTTGTTGACTTATTAATATCATTTTTGATTTTTGTCTTGCTACTTGAGGAACTATCCTGTTTAAGCTCCAATTTATTAGCATTTAAATACTGATTAATACCTCTTTTCTTTTTACTTTTTTTAATCTTTGTTTGATTAACCTTGGTAACTTCATTTCCTAAGCTATCTCTTGTTTTCTCAGAATTGGTAAATGTAATAATTACATCTTCAATGCTGGACGTGTCGATAACAAAAGAATTGTAATTCGTTAAACTCTCAGAAGATTTGCCCTGATAATTTTCGTCAATATTAATTTGTGACTTGTCCTTAATTGTTTCCTTCAGTTGTTCCGTTTTCTTAACGGAACATGAGAAGAATAACATAACCATTGATAGGTAAATAATTTTTTTCATTGTTGTTGTTCTATTTCGTTTTCTAAAATTCTTGGTGGTTTTCTTTTCCTGCAATTCTCGTCAGTGCATTTTGTATAAAGAAGGAGCGCATTCTCTGTAGTCAGCGTATTGTTCTTGTCTCGGTACTCCCCATTTTCCTTATAAAGCTTGTCTATCAAGTCATCCTTTCTTCCTAAGTCTTCTGTTTTTCGTCTTAGCTCTTCCTGCAAGGTATCAACTACCTTAATAACAGTATCAACCTCTTTGTCCTTATTGATAAGTTCAGCTTCTTTCTTTTTTTGACCATAAAAAAGAAAGACTCCAGCAAAGCCAAGAAGTAGGTTGCCAATATTACTAATAAATAAATTCAATAAATCCATACTATATTATTTTAGTCCGTTTTGCAATAGCCAAGATTGAACATTGAACGAAGGGCAAGCCTTCGCAGCAAATTCGTTATGCCCGTGAATTGTTGCATTTGGATATTTTGTTTTTAACTCTTTGACTAGCTTGATTAGTGATGCTTTTTGCGCTGCCGTTCTTGTATCTTTTGCCTTCATTGCCTTATCGCAACCGCCAACATAGCAAACACCAATGCTATTAGCATTCTGCCCCTCTGTATGAGCACCTGCAAGTTCAACATTTCGACCACTCCACACCTCGCCATTCAGTCCTATGACGAAATGATATCCAACACCATTCCAGCCCTTAGCTCTATGCCATTTATCAATTTCTTGAACCGTGACCGCTCTTCCTTCAGGAGTAGCTGAACAATGAATAATAATCTTGTTAATCTTTCTCATATTCATCTTTATTAAACAGGAATACTTTGTTCAAAAACTAATTCAATTACTCCAATTCTCATAGGTGCATAACCTTGTTCTGCTACTATAATTGGAGATAATTTTAAAACACCTGCAGATATGCTAATATCTGTATATTCAATCATTATTGGCTTTGTGTTTAAAGTCCCATAGTTTTGTTGCAAATTCACGCCATTTTGATTGTGAGAATAAGTTATACCATTTACAATAATTTTATCATTAGCCGTGATTGGTCTACTCGTTTCATAACTTGCCCATAATCTTACCGTGTAAATACCAGCAGCAAGATTTTGTAATTTTACAACCAAAGTTTTGCCCATATCTTCGAACTTGCAGCTTCTTACTTTGGTATAGAATTTTGGGTTATTAAACCAATGATTAGATGTATCAGCAATTACATCACTTTCATCATAATCATTCTCTCCATACTGAGTAATTCCATCAGCTCTTAGAGGTAAGTCTGCGGTTTCAAAAGATGTAGCAATACCCATTATGTTACCATCTTGGTCATAGAAGTGCTGTCTAGTATCTCCGTCCTTATTACTTGCTGTGTTTATTCGACTTACTGTAGAAACTTTAAATCTAGTATAATCAAATAGACCAAAATCTGCTGTTGTTGCACCATCCCAACTATCTTTGATAATTGCCGTAGGCTTAGCTGCAACAACCTCACTAACGGTAATGTTTTTTTGCCCAACCACTGCCATCGGTCTAAACGTTGAAGTAGCAGAAATTGTAACATTACCAGCAGCAATAGCAGTGACAAGCCCATTACTGTTCACGGTTGCAATACCATTATTAGATGACGACCACGTCACACCTTGTTCTGTTGTATCGCTTGGAGTATATGTAACGGATAATTGCAATGTATTACCTACATCTACAGCAGAGCTTCCATTAATAATTATTCCATCTACAGGTACAGCCTCACTAATTATTGACAACTGCTTAGTGGTAGAAATCGCAGGATTTACAACCGAAGTAGCAGTAATAGTGACATTCCCAATTACTTTAGCAGTGACAAGTCCATTATTATCTACAGCTGCAATACTATCATCAGATGACGACCATGTCACACCTGTTTGTGTGGTAATAGAAGGTATATATGCTATGCCTAATTGCAAAGTGTCTAGCACCACAACACTATCTACTCCAAGAATATTCAACCCTGATAAATCTGTGCTTACAGCTCCAATCCTTGCTAGAAAAGGTTCCGCTAAAGATGACATCAACATATTAACAAAATAGTAAGCATCCTCTCTGTCATAGTTAGAGCCTGTCATTTCATAACGAGATACATATTTTTCTGCCCTTTGAAGAAGAGTTACATCTGTATTAATATTAATAAGAGGAGTATTATTTATACTTACTCCAATAACATTATTGCTAAATACAACAGTATTTCCCATTTTATCAATATTCTGATTAAATTTAAGCGTAAACTCTGGATAATAAAAGTACTGCCCTTTAGGTATATATACTTCAAACTTTACATCAGTTCCATTAACTGTCTTAATTATGCGAGCTCTTTTTCTGATTAGCCAATATTCATAAAATTCATCGAGAGTTGTGAACCACATAACATCATTACCACCACTGCCTACTCCATAGTGACTATCATACCACTCAAGCATATCAACAGCAGGCGTTCCAGCTCTATGTACACCTTGATGTAACCATATTCTTTCCTCCTTGGCTTTTGCCATTTCTGTAGTTACATTTGCCTGATAAACTGTTGGTGGGTCATCAAAATATCTTATTGCTCTCGCTTTGTATAAATCTAAACCATCTTCAAAGGGTTTTAATCCTATATAAGGATCATTCTCTCCTGTAGCTAACAAAAATTCATTGAACCAATCAAAGGCATTCGTGTAACTGTCATTCCCATCTGGTCTAGCCATTACCTTAAAGCCTCTTCCTATTCTATTTATTGCTGTCTGTTGGTCAAGTATAAAACCCTGCAATATTTGTTCTGGGTCTACAGAACCATATACTTCTTCATTAACATTATGTTGATAAACGCTATTTCCAAATTCTAGCATAGGTTTAATATCTTCCCAATTAAGATATGGGAGCATATAACGGTATTGATTATTACCTACTTCTGCTTCAGTATCCATCTGATTAATTCCTTGACCATTTTTTTTATTAGCCCAAACAGCCATACCTATTGGAAACCTCCTGAATACGCCATTACCATCTCTAAAGCCTAGATATTTATTTAATCTAACAGAACCTTCAGGGAGGTCATTACCTAAATATTGGTTATGATGATAATAACCATCATAATATATTGGTCTGTTGTTAATCGCTGAAAATAATACACAATATGCCGATGCATCTGCATCATCTGCAGTAAAAGATACTGCAACTTCTTTATCAAATTTTAAAGGAGGTATTGAACAATCAAGTGAATTTGCTTCAGCTGCTGTAGGAACCTTTAGATTTATTTCTATTTTCTCGCCATAATACTTGAGATATGAAACTTGACAATATCCTTTGGTAAATCCCATACCCGTTATGTCTTTAAGACCTTCTATGAAAAGTCTATTTAAACCACCAAAACCCTTCTCTACTGAAAAACTAAAATAACCAGAGCAATTAACTAGGCTACCATTTGTGTTTGTTGCAAAGAAGTTTTCAACAACACAATATACGTCATCATCCAACATATCACTGCTAATTTCCGCCTCTTGTAGTGTATTGATGTCTGGTAATACATCGAATGTAACTATTTTAGTATATATATTTTGCATTAAAACTCCTGCGTTGGATACATACTCAAGCTGACCATTTATATTCTCCCTAGTAAAAGATATCTTCTTGCCTGAGCTTGCTGAAACAGCGACCGCTATCGCAGAATCAGTTTCTGTCTTGGAATATACTAAACTTGGAATACCTGCAAGTTTATCTTTATCAGTATTAGGATATAATCCTTTTCCAGCCTCTTTATCTTGTTTAGATGATAGTCCTTGGTTTACTTGTTCAGTAGTTGCGTAGCTAGATTGTTGGTTTAAATTATCAACTATTTCATTGATAATGCCTCTTGCTTTTCCAAATGAATCACCATTATTAATCTTATTTATACTCATATTATACCTCTTTTAATTCTTATTTAATCTTGCCATATTTGTATATCCTGCCAAATTGAATTATCATCCCAATAATGCATCAAAAATTCACTACCAGTTTCAAATTGAATCTTATTATTTTCAAAATACGATGCAATATTATTGGTTACTTCTGGTACTGCAACCTGCACTCCTTGAATAAATACTTGTGTTACATCAATACCGTTAAGCACTGCAATATCATAGGCATATTGAGCATCTCCACAATAACGCACTGCAATATCTAATACCGTTTGACCTTTGTATGTTGTTATGATTTTCATTACACAAGAGCAGTAATTACATCAAAGTCTAACATTACATTTGCGTACGAGAAACCACTAATAGCTACTCCTGCGATAGTATCTAGCGTTTGAGGTACTCCTGAATTATTATACAAGTGAAATAAAGCCCCTCTCTGAATGATGACTCCATTAGCAACACCGATAACCGTATTACTACCATTATATGTAAGTACCGACCAATTACCCGCCAAGCGGTCGTTGTTATATGTTCTATAACTTGACTTATAATAAATATCAAAAATCTCATTGCCAGAGCCAATAGGATTTATAAAAGCTGTAGATGCTCCTCCTGCAGTTAATTGAGTAGTCGCATTTATTTTTACTCCATTTTTATTGTGTTCAAGTATAGAATGCTTAAGTATAGCTGTTGATGCATTTAATTTAATTGGTTTATCGTACTCTCTAATTGGAATAACAAAACTTCTAGCAATAGTTCTGAAGTTGCCTCCAGCTAATATTCGAGCATTAAGAGCTCTATACTTAAAAGCAGGATAATTATTCAAATCGGCAAAAGTCTCCTCTGTTACAGCTTCATCAACGTACAAGTCAATCTCACTTAAATCTGTAGTCGCAAGAGTAGCTCCATCAAAGAAAAAAACCTCGTTATTAAAGACAATCACTCCAGCACCGAGAGTTATATCGGATGCACTTTTAGTTATTAATACTCCCTTTATAATCTGGTTTACTCCTCCAAGAACTTCATCTTTCCAAAAATTATTGAGTAAAACAAACTCGTTATCAAGGAATGACAAGAAATCTCCATTACTTGGGAAACCCTTATCTAAATTATCTCTTACTATCTTATTCATATTCTTGCTATATTTCTTTTATTAAAAATGTTTTTCCAGCTAGTTTATATTTATTCACTATGTTTATCAACCTAGCATTACTATATATTAAGCCTATCGGAATATTCACATAGAAATCATATATATACCCAAACCTTGAGTCATCAATAAAATATGTATTTTCAAAATAGAAGTCCTTTAAGTCAGTTTTTCTATACATATATTGAGTAGGAACTCTAGCAGGTTCAGAAATAGTTATTCTTCTCAACGATGAATCAAAAGTATCATTTAAGACCTTTTCAAGATAACACACTTGAGGTGTTATTCCTATTTCATATCTCGTTTTGCTTATCCAAGTGTCAAAATCAGCTTTCCAAGCATTGAGGACACTCCCAATACTATCAGTGATAGATATTAGAAGCTTTGCTCTTCTTAATCTAGGATGCAACAATTGAATAAATAACTTTTTAAAATCTATATTCATGCTAGTAAGCTATATAATCAACACTAAGAGAATCTAAAGCCATATAACCAGCATCTGGAGTATATATTGACATTATCGGCATCCATGGATTAGCGCCATATTGAGCTTCAGCTAAAACAACATCAGCCACCTTAACGCCCTCTATATTTTGTAAAGCATCTACCAAAGCCATATTTGTATATCTTGCATCAAAGGGCATGGATTTTATATAATTTTCTACTGACTCTTGAACTGGAGTTAGATTTGTCCCATCAACCCGAGAACCATCAGAATTTAAAATCAAACCATCGTAATAAATTCGTAATGTTGCTCTGTATCGATCGGCTACACGGCTAATCACATTATAATGTACTCCAGCGTCCTTAATCTTATTAATATATGATATCAGCGCATTTACTTCCAAAGGTTGTAATGCAGTAGGTAAATTATTTGTTTCTCCTGCAACCTTAATTGCCAAATAACCTCGTTGCTCATTGATTGAGCAATACTTCACAATTTGTTTAGTTTCGTCAATGGTTGAATAAACATCATTATCTGCAGGGAGAATATCGCCCAGTTGAAAAGCTTTTATTTTTGATATATACCAAAGAACTCTATGAGGCTTCATATTCTCAATTGTAGTAGTGATATCGCTTTTGGTAATATTAAGGAAATATTGAAACCCATAAATTCCAAATGCTACAGTATAGAATAGAATATTTTCAATGCTAACCTTTGAAAATTGCTCATCGAAGGTTTTAGTTAAATCAAGTTCATACATTTCTTGCACCGTTGGGTCAGATATAAATTTATCTGTAAGTTGTCTTTTTATGTCTTCTATATATTCCATGTTATTATATGTCAATATTTATTAGCCCGTTCTTATAATCTATTTTTGAATCTATGTTATCTAGTGACAATTGAAGCTTTACTTCTCTAATCATTTCGTTTTCTCTTCCACTACTCTTAATATATTTACTTAAACCAACACCAAGCTGTGGGTACTCTTTGATTTCTCCTTTTTCGCTCCCAATTATAAGTTCAGCACACTGTTCTTTATTTTCTCCAATTTGGATTTGCCTATTTTCAATAATTAGATCAAAATCGTTAGATAATAATATGCCTTTCATTAATGTTGTATTTTATCGTTTTTAATATCTGAAAATGTTGGAGATTGATAACCTGACATAACTGCTTTTAAAGCAGTAGCAAGTGCAGAACCGTCAGCAACAGTTCCTGTCGGCATAAAAGCATTGAGTGTAGTTTGTAATTGAGATAGTATTTGCGAGTATTTTTCAAGGTCACTTACAAGCTTATCTGCGATTATTATACCTTTATTTTTGCCTTCGTTAAAAATAAATCCATCCTTAGTTATTGCTAATTTTTGGTCATCTATTATAATTTCTATACTCTCTATTTCTGAATACCCAATTATTATTGCATTTGTATTTTGATTTTCTATAAGCTGGTATGTTACATAACTCTTCTCTTTGGGGGTTACTAGAAAATGGTTTTTAAACGCATCTGAAATAGCGTTTAAACGGCAGTCGTATATTGTTATATCTTCATTTAAAATTACGTCACATGTTCTTTTGTTCTTATCAATATTCGTGGCTCTGCCAACAGATACTTGGGCAGATATTTCTTTTTTAATAAGCAGTTTTATTAGTCTTAATAGCTTTTCCATCTTATCTTATTTTATATGATAATGTATTAGTCCTACGAAATCCATTTGATACACTATATTCAATCTTTACAGATTCAATTAAATATTCACCTTCTCTTTCTTTATTATCTACATCAACTATCAATATATTATCTCCAGCTTGAGTCTGTGGATGACCATAGCCGATAATGGTACCCCTATATCCATTAAATGATAATCTTTTTAGCTCCTGTTCAGCTTTTTCTTTTAATGCTTTTTCTGTAGTGATTTCACTCCCAAATGTTAATGTTCTCTTGGTAGCATTATTATCTTTGCTACCTATAGTAACTTTAATCTCTTTACCTGTGCGCTGCTTTGCTTTAGCTGTGATATGTAGCTTTATATCATCTTCTTTGGTGAACGTTAAGTTGCTTTTAGCGACATTTGGACTTAATCCTCTTTGAAAAAGTGATTTTAATTTATCTGCATCCCTTGTCCCAAAAACATATGTATGTTTTGAAAACCCATCAAAATCATAACCCCAGAAGCATCTTATTTTTTTATTCTTTTCATCTAATTTTGTGAAGAAACCGTATGATTCTTTGAGACCTTTTATTGCTTCATATGGAGTTGTATTATTAATAATAAACCCACCTGTAAGGTCTATATTTGGACAATCAATAGTGTAGCCCTTAAAACAGAAAGTCAACACTTCTTTAAGTGTTGTTTTCTTCCAACTTTTATTTATCTGTTTAGTTTTTTTAAATAAGTACCAGTCGTCATCTACTTCGATAACTAGAGGTGTTGTTGCACTAATAGATGTAACATAACCTGTAAATTCAGTATTAATAGAATCATTATATCCTAATGCTATTGATGTCTTATCACCTACTTTTATGTAATCTAATACCCCTTTGTTTTCCTTACTCTTATAATTTAGAGGAATAGTAATTTTCGCTGTAGAAGACAACTCTTTAACAGACTGGAATATTTCAATAGCATTGATACCACTGTTTATTCCATGAAAACTTACTTTACCTATTGTTACTTTAGATTTGGGTATTACAAACATTTTATTATCTTTGCGCTTAAATACTTAAGTATGAAAAATTTCTTTTTTTTCTTTCTTTTTTTCTTGTCCTTATATAGCTACTCATCAGAGCCTTTAAAGGGATGTTTATTGCAGGGTAGAGTTAAGATAGTTGAAGGTAGTGAGCAATATGATATTAGAGTTAAAATTGTTGAAGGCAGTGAAAATTGTGACATCAGAGTAAAAATAGTTGAAGGTAGTGAAAGTTGCAATAAATGCGGTTTAATAAAAATAGTTCAAGGCAGTGAGAAATATGATATCAGAATTAAGATTGTTGAAGGTAGCGAGCAATATGATATTAAGATTAAGATTGTTGAAGGTAGCGAGAAGTATGGTTTAAATAAAAAACTCTAAGGGCTTTATGCTTACAGCTTTCATCTTATATTTAACAGTGTCATCATATCCCTCTACCATTTTAAGCTCTGATATAGTTTCTATATAGATAGAAAGAATTCCTAAGTCTGCTAAAATTTGACTGTCTATTACTTCAAAAATCGCATTAATTTCAAACATCTCACGAAACAATTGAAGTTTACTGCTTGGATATTGGTGTTCCGACATGTCTACTAATATTCCCTCTATATTTATATCCCAAGGTTTTAATCCAAAACTTTCCACAACTTGAGAGTCACTACCATCTACATCTGTAGTAATAATATTTTTGCTTCTTGTGAATGAAACCATTGGAGTTGTTGCTAAAACACCATCAATATTATCCGTCAAAATGGTATTCGCAAACTTGAATATTTTATTCCCATGTTTCAAAGTTAAATCTGCGAAACTTCTATCAGCTTTATTGATAGAATATCTTTGCATGTTTGATGCAATAATTGATTGATTGATTTTATTCTCAGCTATATTATTTGCGTTTTCCACGCCTGCAACAATGTTATTAGCAATTGTTGCAATGCGTGGTACTCCGCTGGGGATGAATCCAAAGGCTGAATATAGTCTATCTGTTAAATCTATTGTCATTTTATTTTTGTTCCTAATAAACCTTTGTCAGCTAACCATTCTATTTGTCTATATTTTTCCATCCATACTTCATCGGATAAATCCTCAGGAAATGGAATGTGAAAATAGAAACTAATTAAAGCATTAAATCTTCTGATATTATTTGATAAACCTCTTCTCAGACTATCCTCGTCATCTATGACGTCAATAATAGGATAGCCCTCTATAAGTTTTTTATAATAGCAGTTCTTATAGGCATCAACTTAACGAGTGCGTCAAAAGCTCCGAAAAACAAGCCATCATTTGCTTTTACTTTTTCCTTATTGCTTAATAAGCAAGCGTTAATCATTACCTCTTTTGCTTTGTCTGGATTTTTATCTACCCATTTTTCAAACTCACTCACTGTTTTTCTGTCTGGCACACGAACAACAACATCTAAAAAATCATTACCATCATCATCAATCGGTAGTGATGCTATTTTTATTTTATCGTCTCCATAACGTTCTTTCCATGCCTTTACTTCTTCTGCAGTAACTCCTGCAGGTAATTCTGTTTTTACACTCATCTTTACTCGTATTAAATATTAAAATCTACGTCTAAACAGAACATCTCGAATTCAGCTTTGATATCATCGCCATCATCGACTGTTCTTTTTTGTTCTTGGAACTTAACCTTGACCACATCTGTAATCATCTCGTTTTCTTCATCAGTGAAAGTAACTACTATATCAAAAGGTTTTATGTTTAGCAAACTACCACCTGCAGCTTTTTCTAAGGTAGAGATACTCTTTAGTCTCAAACCAAGAGTACAGGAAGGTTCTATCTTACCTTTACTCCAGCTGGTCGCTTCATTACTGCCTAGTGAATAGTTGCGAGTATGAGCTTGCTTTTTTCCATAATCAATTTTAGTTACTTCATAGTCAATTGACCCTAAAATAGCTATAACAACATCTCCGTTGTCGTATGCTTTTCCATTTCTTGAAATTATACTCATCGTTAAATACTTGTTTTGATTTTAATCGTGCCTCTTATTTCATCTATTTGTCCAGTAGGAACAAAGACAAAGGATACATTTAATATTCTTGGAATAATTGTTAGATTACTATTCGCATCTATGTATGTTTTTCCAGTAGATATTTCGCCTGCACCCTCCATTTTATTAAATACTGTATCGCCTAATTTTTCAAAAGAGGTAACTATTGCTGAAGGTAATTTCCCTGTAGTTCTATCAACTGGTTGAGTTGATTTTACTTTTGGAAGTAATACTGTTCTTAGATTTCGAACGGCTTTATCATGTGCTCTCCCATAAGATATTGTATATTCATTAAAGAAGCCATCTTCATCCTGAATAATAGGAGTACATGTATGATCATTATTCCAATACACACCAGTTCTACCAGTATATTTTATTGCAAAAACATAACCCTTATCATCCAAAGAATCCAATTCCTCTTCAAAATCTTCAATTGTTTGATGATTACTTAAACCAGCTTTAGTCCAATATCCTTTTTGTGGATTGGAGATATCCCCACCTTCAACTTCAGCTATATTCAAATTAACACCCTTAGCTGCTAAACAACCTAACATTGTTCCAACGTCAGCAAATTTTTTACCTATTGCATCTAAATTATCAGCATATGTATAATCTTGAGCTATACACATACTTACCTTATATGCACTAAGTACACCTCCTGTTATTACTATATTTCGAAGGTCTAGTGCTGCCGTTGCATTGACAGCACCAAAGCCTCGACCTTCAATAATAATCTGACACGGTCTAAAACTACTAAATGTCCAATCATAAAACTCTTGAGCTGCCGAAATAGCATTATAGACGTTTTCTTCAAGACCATTAATCATTACAGGTGTATAATTCACAGGAGGATTATATGCAAGAGCAAGCATACGGATTGAACCATTTGAATGTGCTATCATTTTTTTAGCGTAGGTGTCACCAAGAGCATCTTCAGGTGTGCCTGAATAAAGCATTAAATAAAGGGTATAGCCTTCAGATGATTTTCTAAAAAATTCAGATATATGTCTGAACACTCTAACATTATTAGTTGTATCATAATTTTGGTCTATACCGTAAGATTTTGCATCTTTTACGCTGTTAAGCTTTACTGTTTCACCTAAAGCAATACCGATTATGCCATTAGCACTATCAGCTGCTACGGCAACGCCATTTACTAATAAGGCTGATATTGCATCTTCATTTGCAACTACTTTAGCCCCTAAGCTACCACGTGTTATTATTACTCCTTTTAAACCGCTCATTTTTATTATTTTTTATGTGTTTTCACTTTATCTGCGCAATTTTTTTCACTTGCAAGAGCTAAATTTTTTGTTGTAAAAAATTCGCCTTTTGAATTTTCAAACAATTCGGAAACTCCATATTTTTCCATCAAATCATTTACTTTATTTGAGGGTTTAGAATTGTCCTTTTTAGGTTTTTTTAATTCCTCTAATGGAGAAGTACCAGGGACATTTAAGTCTACGTTTGGATTCTCTGGATTTTCCGAATTTAGACTTTGTTCTGTTGGCGAACTTGTTGAAGTTTCTGTTACTGCTGGAGAAGT